GATAACCCACAGCACAAAATAGATGGATAAAGTTGAATTTTTGATTCTAAGAAATTTTTTACATAATGAACAATATACAAGAAAGGTTATTCCTTTTGTTAAACCAGAATATTTTGAAGAAACGAATCAAAAAATTGTATTTCAGGAAATACTAAATTTTATTCAAAAGTACAATCAACTTGCTACAAAAGAAGTTCTTTCTATTGAGGTAGAAAAACGCACGGATATTAATGAAGATAGTTTCAAACAAATTTTGAATCTGATTGAATGTCTTGATAATGTGCCAACAGAATTTGATTGGTTAGTTGATACTACCGAAAAGTGGTGCCGTGATCGTGCCATTTATTTGGCTCTGATGGAATCAATTCATATTGCCGATGGTAAAGATGAAAAGAAAAATCGTGATAGCATTCCATCAATCTTATCTGATGCTCTTGGAGTATCTTTTGATACCGCAATCGGACACGATTATCTGTTAGACTATGAAAAAAGATATGAAACCTATCATAGAAAGGAAGAAAAAATTGAATTTGACTTGGAGTTTTTTAACAAGATCACAAAAGGTGGTCTACCTAATAAGACTCTCAATATCGCTCTTGCTGGTACGGGTGTCGGAAAAAGTCTCTTTATGTGCCACGTTGCTGCTTCCGTCTTATTGCAAGGCAGGAACGTTCTCTACATCACTCTTGAAATGGCAGAGGAAAGAATTGCTGAAAGAATTGACGCAAATCTTTTGAATATTCCAATTCAACAACTGAATGAATTGCCAAAATCTATGTTTGAGAGTAAGGTAAATAGTCTGGCAAAGAAGACACAAGGAACTCTAATTATTAAAGAGTATCCTACTGCTTCTGCACACGCAGGACACTTCAAGTCACTTCTTAGTGAACTTGCACTTAAGAAATCATTTAGACCTCATATTATTTTCATTGACTATCTTAACATCTGTGCTTCCAGTAGGCATAAAGCAAATGGTGCTGCCAATTCTTATTCTTATATCAAATCAATTGCAGAAGAACTTCGGGGACTCGCAGTTGAGTTTAATGTTCCAATTGTTTCTGCTACTCAGACTACTCGTGGTGGTTATGGCAATTCTGATGTTGAACTTACTGATACTTCTGAATCCTTTGGTCTTCCTGCCACTGCTGATCTTATGTTTGCTCTTATTTCAACTGAAGAATTGGAAGGACTCGGACAGATACTTGTTAAACAATTGAAGAATAGGTATAATGATCCGACAATGAATAAAAGATTTGTTGTTGGTATTGATAGAGCTAAAATGAGATTATATGATGTTGAACAAAATGCTCAACAAGATATTCTTGACAATGGTAAGGATGAGAAGTATAATGATGAAGAAAAGAAACCAAAAAAATCATTCGAGGGATTTAAATTCTAATGGCAAATATTGATCCGGCAAAGTATATTGAATTCGTTCGTCAGACAACAAGTGAAGCAAGTAGTGACTTTGCAGCACTTCTTGCTCGTCTAACAGAACTGGAACTTGCTGATGCTAATGTTCCTCGTCTTCTTACTGCGGCATTTGGAGTGTCTGCCGAAGCAGGTGAATTGGTTGAAATTGTAAAGAAGATGTTTCTTCAAGGAAAACCTTATACCGAAGATAATATTATTCATATGAAGAAAGAAGCAGGAGATATTCTCTGGTATATGTCTCAACTTTGTATTGCTCTTGATACCACCTTTGAAGAATTGATGGAAATCAACTATCAAAAACTATCTGCAAGATATCCTGAAGGAACGTTTGATGTTCATAGAAGTGAAAATCGTGTAGTTGGAGATATTTAATTTATAAATAACTACAAAAGTATTTTTTTATAACAATGGATTTAAGCATTTTTAGAGGTCTCAACGAAGCATATTCTGCAGTCTATGATGAAGACATCAGAAATGAGTTAGAAGAAATGTCTGATGATTTTGCTGGAGTTGAATATCTTTCTGATGAAGAACTTGACGATATTGTAGATGAAACAATTGGAGAAATGCTTGATGAAGGATATAATTTTGGTGAAGTTGAAGATCTTCTTGAAGGAGTTCTTTTAGAGTTGAATCCATATGCCCCTGCCGGATCTGCAGCGGCAAAGCAATATCAGAAATCGGCAAGTTCAACTAAAAAATCAGCAGAAAGATCTGCGGCAAGAGCAGCAACCGTTGCTAGAGTAAAAGATGCAGTAACCGGTGCTATTGGAAGACTGAAAGGAGCAGCAAAATCTGCTGTTGGAAAGGCAAAAGAAGCAGGGAGATCTGCCAAATTCAATGTTGTTGATAAACCAGTTGCATCATATGCAGCAAGTAGAAATCTTCATCCTGCTCCAGGTATGGCAGCAAGATCTAAAGATCCTGAAAAGAGAAGAGGATTAAGAGCAAAGGTTGTTTCTGATATTGCATCTAGAGTTAAGGGAAAAATTAAATCTGCAGTAGGAAAAATTAAATCTGCAGTAGATAAGGTAGGGCAAAAGGCAGCATCTGTTACAGGTAAAGCTAAACAAAATGCAGCATCTGCTGCAGTTTCTGGATATGCGGCTGGGCGTGTTGCGGCACAAACAGCTTCTGATGCTGCAAATAGAGCGGGGCAGGGTGCAAAAAATGCTGCAAATAAGGCGAGGGAGGGTATTAAAGGTGCTGTAGGAAAAACTGCTAGAGCAGTTTCTTCTCGTGCAGGAAATCTTGCCTCAAGACTTGGAGAAGAAGTTGATGTTTACGACATCATCCTCTCACATCTTCTTGATGAAGGATATGCTGATACTTATGAAGCAGCAGAAAGCATTATGGTAAATATGAGTGAAGATTGGAGAGAGAGTATTGTGGAAGAAGTTCTTGATGAAGAATTGAGTGGTTCAAGAAAGGAGAAAGCATCTGAAATTTTAAATAGAAAATTGAGAGATGTTGAAACTTTAAGAAATCTTGCTGGTCGCAAAAGAACTCAAAAAACTGATTATGGTTCTGGAAATAAAGCAGCAAGAAAAGCAGGTAAAGAAGTAAAAGATAGTCGTGTTGTTCAGTTTGATAACTGAACCACTTCCCAAACTGGCACACTGACCCCCGCAAGGGGGTTTTATAATGTCTTTATCGGGGAATTAGCACAGATCTGCTAGTGCGCCTGCTTTGCAAGCAGGAATTCAGGAGTTCGAGTCTCCTATTCTCCATGAATTTATAAAAATATTGGGAAATAAATAAAGGTATAGTAACAAACAATATGAAGAATTTTTTCCAATTTTTGACTGAGGCGGGTGCATCGCAGGCATCGATGCAAGCACAAAAACTCAATCTCAAAAGTGACGGACACGGTGAATGGGTAGATTCTCGTGGAGAGGTTGTTGCAAAGACAGAAAAGGGAAAATTAGTTTTTTATAATAAAAGACAGCAAGCAGGTGAGCAAGATCCAAATCAGGTTAGAACTCCTGCAAATCAACAAGTAATAGCAACTCAAAATAAAGCACCTGTCGGCGCCGCTCCTGTTCCTGCACCAAGAGCAGTAGCACCTGCACCTAAACAACAATCGGCAGCAGATGGTGATACTCTGACGATTGTATTTGGAAGATTTAATCCACCAACAATTGGACACGAAAAACTTCTGAAGGCAGCAAATAAGGCAGCAATTGGTGGTAATCTTAAAATCTATCCATCAAGAACTCAAGACGCTAAAAAGAATCCACTGGATGCAAGCACAAAGATTTCTTATATGAGAAAGATGTTCCCTGACTATGAGGAACAGATTATTAATAATCCTGATATGAGAACTATCTTTGATGTTCTTGTGAATGCCGATAAGGATGGATATGGAAATGTAAATATTGTTGTTGGTTCGGATCGCCAAGCAGAATTTGAAAATCTTGCTCAAAAGTACAATGGAGATCTTTATCAGTTTGATTTGATTCGTGTTATTTCTGCTGGTATGAGAGATGCAGATGCAGAAGGTGCAGAAGGTATGTCTGCATCTAAGATGCGTAAGGCAGTAATGGATAATGATTTTGATGCTTTCCGTAAAGGAACTCCAAAAACACTTGATGATGGTGATGTTCAGACTCTCTTTGATGCTGTTCGTCAAGGAATGCAAGTGAAGAAATCAAAAGTTAAAAAAGAATCCTATGAATTATGGGAAATTGCTCCAAAGTATGATATAAGTAATCTACGTGAAAATTATATAAAAGGAAGAATATTTAAAATTGGCGATATTATAGAGAATTTAAATACTGGATTGGTTGGCAATATCGTGCGTAGAGGAACCAATCACTTGATTTGTGTTACTGAAGAAAATAGAATGTTTAAATCTTGGATTAAAGATGTGATGGAATATACAGAAGTTAAGATGGATAGCGCACAAAGAACACCAGGAAAGCCAAATACATTAACTGGAACTCTTGGTGCATTTAAATATGCGGCAAAACAAACTCCTGGTGCAATTGGTACTGGTTCAGATAACCTTCAATCGGGTGGTAAGGCATATGCAATCAATTTTATAAATAAGTATAAGAAAATAAAAGAAAGAGTTTATTCAAATGTCTAATAATATTCTTAATGATATTTCAAGAGTATATCTGGAACAAATTTCAGAATCGGCAGTTCCCGGACAACCTGCAGAACGTCTTGGTGCAGTAAGTGCTATTCCTCAGGATGAGCGTGAAGCAGCAAGAAAAAGAACACTTGAAAAAGCAGCAGCATTGAGAGCAAAGAAAAATATCACACAAGAAGCAAAAGAATCAAATGATGGAAATCTTGCAAACAATTATCCCCCATACGATAAAGTCACTAGAGGAGATGTAATTGCAGGAAGACTTGGAAAAGATCAGATGGGTGGTAAGAAGAAAAAGAAAGTAAAAGAACCTTTTTCAAACTGGAGAAATGATCTTCGTGAAGTTATTGACGTTGTAGACCATCAGGATAATGATAAAGAGATTGTAGAAAAATCTGTAAAAAATAAAATTAAAATCAATCCATCTATAACAGAAGCAATTCAAAATCTTGGTGGTGAATTAATTGAGATGATGGAACTTGACGAAGAATTTATTTTAGAGACTGTAGATATTTCCACGGAATATTTTTATGAGCAGGGATTAAATGAGTATGGACTTGATATTCTTATAGAGGATATGGGACTTGAAAATTTTGTTGATTTTGTGTTTGAAATTTCTGAAGATTATAATTTATTTGAAGCAAGAACTTTAGTTGGAACTAAAAAAAGTCCAAAAAAACTTCCAAAAGGAACTGCACCCTCAACGGCAACTAAGAAACAGGTTGCATCTCATGGAACAACAAGAAGACTATCATCGTTTTCTCCATCATCATCTGTTAAAAGAACATCTGTAAAAAAAGCAGTACAAAAACAACCGGAACCAACGCAAGCGCAACCTAAAAGAACAGTAAAGGATAGAATTGCCAAAGGTATTCTTGGTGCTTTAAGTGCATATCAGAGTGGTATGGAACGTCACAGAGCAGCAACTGCAACTGCTGGTAAAGCACTAAGGGTTGCTGGAAAGGGTGCTGCTGAATTTGGAAAAGGAGTTGTATCAGGTGTAAAGACAGTAGGTAAAGTTGCAAGAGATGTTCGCAGAGTTGTTGGAGAAAGTGAGGAAATGGAACTTGATGAAAAAATTGATGTAGGTGCTGATGCTGGTTCAACAATCAGTGATTTCGTTCATTCAAAGAGCAAAACTTTTAATGGTGATAGTAAGAAGAAAAGAATTGAGAGAGCACTTGGCGCTTATTATGCTGCAAAAAAAGCAAATTTTGATGAAGCAAACATGCCTGGTGAAGAAGCACCAACACCAACATCAACACCAGAACCGGCAACTGATAAAAATAAAAATCAACAACTTAAAAATCAACAACTTAATAACCTTAGAATGATGCAACAAAAACAGCGTCAATTGCAACAACAAAGATTTAATCTTCAGAAGCAAGGAAAACTTCCTATTAATGCAAACTGATTGTTAAAATTAGGTAAAATCCCTAAATAATATTGTTGTAATAGGATTCTCAAAATGGCTAATGTAGTAAATCTTTTAAAACCAATCTTGATTCAGTTTATGAATTCATGCCAGGTAAAGAAACTGGTTGTGGATATGATTGATCGTTATGTCGCAACAACCGACAACGACATTGATAATGTAATTGCCTCAACAGTAAGAGTAGCTCTTCTCAAGAACTGCAAGTGATTAGTTGTTTAGTAGCAAATTGGGGAATAACAGTAGTCCTTGGATTATTGTTTTCCCTTTCTGAATATCTTGGTCAAAATAAAAAAATCAAGGCAAATACTATCTATCAGTTCATAAGAAATATTTTACTGATTCTTTCAAAAAACAAAGAGACCTCTAACTAACGAGGTCTCATTTTTTTATAAATACTTTTTAGATTAACGAATTATAGGTAAAAAGAATGGCACTCTGGGGCATTTCCACAGCATCTGAAACCGCAGCAAATAACTACGCTATTCCCAAACATCTATCTGAGAATGATAGAAACAATACTCCTTGGAATTGCTTTGCAGATGTGCGTGGATGGATTTATAGAAGATATAGTACTAACGAACATTCTGGTCTTTCAACGACTTATTATGATGAGGTCCTAGTTCCTGTTGTTGGATTAAACAGTGTTGGACAAGGTGGTGATGGTGGATCTACTGGAATTGGAACTGCCGGTCCTGTTGCAGTCTTCTTTGAAGATCCGAATAGATCCTCAAGAATTGCTATCGGTGGTGGAGCAACTACTGGTATTGCTACTAATACAACTGGTTATATTCACGTTGTATTCAATGAATTTGTTTTTGCAAGTGCTGGAGCAACAATGAATGTTCGTTCCTTTGACGCAAATGGAAATCAAGAATCTGCAAGAATCGTTGCATATGCAACATCTTCAGTAAGCGGAGCTCCTCAATATGCTTGGGTCGGACCTGCTGCATTGCATGGATCTCCAGATAGTTATACCAACTATAATGGACAAATTACCAATAGAGTAGCATTTGCTTTCACTTCTCCATCTGTAGGTATTGCTACAAACGTAACATTCCTAACAACTACTGTTTCTACTGGAAATACTACAGGAATTGGTGGAACTATTATTTACGTCAATTCTTTAACTGGTGTTGGCGCCGCAAGTTCAATTACTGTTGATACAGATCAGGGCATTAAGATTAATAATGCACCATTGGTTTCCGTTGGTGCAACTTCCGTTATAATTGGTACTGGATTCACTTCTAATTATGGACTTGGACTTGGATCTACAGTAAGATTCAGCGCACGAAATGTTTCAACACTTCTTAAAATTGATGGCGAAAGAGGATTTATTGGAGTTGTCACTGATGGTTCAAATGGTGTTGGTGTAATTAGTGCCTTTACTGGGTTTGGAGTTGATTTAATTCGTAACGTTGGTGGTGCTGGAACGGCATTCTCTGGTGTTGGTATTGGAACAACTACAATTATTGTTGCTTGATATCCAATGATTTTTAATGAATTGAATGGGGATAATTTTCTCTTGTTTGCAATTAAACATTATGAAAATCCTCAGGCAGTGACTAGAGAAGATTTTGATAGGGATTTGAATCATTTCAAATATATTAAAAGACTTTTGAAGCGGTATAAGAATAATGGTGAGCTAAAAACTCACCTTCTTCTTAACCATTTTATTATTCTTTATAATATATTTGGTGAAGCTGCAACTCCAATGTTATTTTTTAAAATTGAAAAGGAACTTTGGAATTCAATGAAAAGTTTTATTATATTTCTTGGAAGATTTCCAGAGTATCCAAAATCTTCAATTCATGATATTGAAGTTGATGCTAATTGTCTTTCTCAACTCTACAAAATCTACAATGGAAAAGAAGAAACTTGATTGGATAATTGGTATCGTTAGGGAAGAGATGATGTCGGCTAATGCTGCCGGACAATCTGGTGGGTTTAGTGCAGATGCTCCTGCTGCAGGTCCTAGAGCAGGAATATCTCCTGTGATGGGTATGACTAAAAGAAAGAAACTTCATATCAAATTGCCACCAGGTCAACGTAAAAGGTGGATGAAACCAAAAGAATAAATAATTCTAACGAATTACATTAGTAAGGTGCTCTTTATCTAAAACTATACTTTGCACTAAAACAATGTCAGAAGAAGTAGTAAAAGTAGCCGTACTGGAACAAAAATTTGCTGACTTTGTAAGTATAGTCAACAAACTTGATGATGCTATTCAAAAATTAAGCGAAGTTAATACGAATGTAATTAAAATGCTCGCAGTTCACGATGAAAAAATTGAATATCAGCAAAGAACTGATGACTTACTTCTCAAAATGATAGAACATCTAAAACAAGAGAATGAAAAGGAGCATCAAAAATCTGGAGAAAGAATGTCTGATTTGGAAGATAAAGTATCTGAAATTTCAAAAATCAAATGGATGACTGTTGGATGTGGAATTTTACTAACAATATTAACCACTGCAATTTCAACACTTGCCTCCGGATGGTGGACTCCAAGTGAAATGCATCAAATAAGAGATGATCTTCGTCAACAACCATCATCATCTAATCTTCGCTAAAATAAATAAAGGAGTGTTGGTATTCTCACCAATGAAAACTCAAAAGAAGACAACACTCTATTCTCTTCAAAAACTTACCAATTCTGTCATCAAATGGACAGGAATAATTACCAGTTTCTGTATTGACAAAATAAGATAACCTGCTAAACTGGTATTACCGATTATTTGTTTTTATGGATTTTGTTGACGTTAAGTATATAAATTTGATATCTTCTCGCCTTCAAAAATTTAAAAAAGTAAAGAACAATCTTTATAATTTTCGTTGCCCTATTTGTGGAGATTCTCAGAAAAACAAGAATAAGTTGAGAGGATATCTTTATCAGGTTAAAAATAATACCAACTTTAAGTGTCATAACTGTGGTATTAATATATCATTTAATAATTTTCTAAAACAACTTGACATAGAAATTCATAAGCAATATTCTTTTGATAAATTTAAAGAAGGACATACTGGTAAGAATTTTACAGTAGAAGAACCCAAATTTGAATTTAAGGTTCCTGAGTTTAAACCAAAACTTGATTTGCCCAAAGCATCTGAAAATCCAAGTTCATCTGGATATCTACAGGGTAGAAAACTGGATCCAAATAAATTTTATTATGCAGAAAAGTTTAAAGAATGGACAAATTCTCTTAAACAAACCTTTGAGAGTACCAAATATGATGAACCGAGGATTATCATTCCCATCTTCTATCAGAACTCTCTCATAGGATTTCAGGGAAGAGCAGTCGGTCCAAACAAGGTTAAATATATTACTGTGATGCTCTATGACGATGCCCCAAAAATATACGGTCTTGATGAAGTGCAAAAGGATCAAACTGTTTACATCACCGAAGGTCCTTTTGACTCAACATTTATTTCAAACGCGATTGCTCTTTGTGGAGCTGATGGTGATGTTAGTAAGTGGGGGATTAGCAATCCTGTTTGGGTATATGATAACGAACCACGCAATTCGGAAATCCTATCAAGAATTTCCCGTGTTGTCGAAATGGGACAAAAAGTTGTCATCTGGCCTTCGACAATAAAGGAAAAGGATATTAATGATATGGTTCTTTCTGGACAAAATGTTCAGGAAGTGATAGAATTAAATACATATTCTGGACTAGAAGCAAAACTAAAATTCACTACTTGGAAAAAGATATGAGTAACGGTCTTAAAGTTAAAAAGCGAAACGGGCATGTTGAGC